ACGAACGTCCTCGGGTCAATGGACGACTTCTTATACATATCCTGTTCTTTTTTGACCTGCTTTAAGACAGCCTTTTGGCGCTTTAGAATATTCTCAATGATGGCCGTATTATAAGCGTCATGGATGAACAGTTTTGGGACATGGGCCGCGAAGAATCCGTTGCCTGCTTCCGTCCCGGAGATGACTGTCCCGATGGGAATATCCTGATGATGAAACATCAAATCCTGAACGAGGAAACTTTTACCGGTATCACGACGTCCAATGAGAACGATGACTGGGCCTTTGTTTTCATCGGGGCGAAAACTGATGGCCTTCATCTCGAACTTTGCGAGTTCTAAATTCATAGTGATGATGTAGACGATTATAGTAATAAAAATGGCATATATTATTTTTATGACATTTTTACGAATGTACTGAATGGACTGAATGGACCACGCCCGTTTAAAATCAATATAAAACTTCTATTCATCAATCATATCAATAACTATTATACATTTAGGAACAATGACAGACAATGCGGCATCGGCATCGGCATCGGCGTTCCAACTTCATTACCGTAAACACAAATATACCCCTGATACAATAGAGTCCGCATTACTGTATGATATTCAAAATTATATACCGATATATTCGCGATTTTTTGATGTAAATGAAAGCAACTATAACGGAATCCAACTGAATCAAAAGTATTATTTACAGAATATCATCTCGCATCCGACGCAAATCATTGACGCCGACGCCGCCCACGCTGCCGACCACACCGACCGCGGTCATTCCCTAAACCATTTAGAAACGATTATTGCTGACGACGACGGAAATACCAACAACGTCCCAATGTTTGTCAAGTATTCTCCTCTTCTTGACCCTATCCGTTATTTATCCGGGAAATATGATACACAGAAGGATAACAAAACGCGCGCACTTCCCAAATACAATTCTACGCCCGAAACGTGTGATGATAAAATACTCAATACAAATAATTCGTCGTATGCTGACGGATTTTTCTCCTATTTGACGAGCCGCGCACTTCACGAACACGGAATCGTCCATGGAGTCGACTATTATGGCAGTTATTTGTGTAAGCAACGCGAATTTTCCACCAATGTGTTTGATGATATTGACTATCTGGTTGGGTGCTCGTTTTTCAATACATACGAAAACGAACTCTTTACGATTGATTATTCGCAATTCGGAGATGATGAGACCGGCGGCGGCGATTTCTCGGATATCAATATAAGCAAGTTGATGAAAATCCGTAACAAAATGAAACCGATGATTGGCGCAACTGGCGCGAATAGCTATATCCAAGCCGATGAAGACTTTTCCAGTATTAAAACTCGCATTAATATTCTTGACAGTGTTTCGGACATTGAAACTGTAGCGGTCGCGGTAGCGGTAGCGGTAGCGGACAATACTACGGAATGTGCTACACCCGTGGAAATCGTGGAGTTAAATATCTCGGAACCGCTCACTGATACTGTGTTATACTCGAAAAATAGAACAAGAGACAATACTGATACAAGTGATAGTGATTCGTCGCAGTCAAATTCTTCATATACTACGATAAGCGACGAAAGCGACAGCGAAAGCGACAGCGAAAGCGACAGCGAAAGCGACGAAAGCGACGAACGCACCGACGATACCGCGATTCAAAAAGACGGAGACGGCGACGGTGACGGCGACGGCGACGGCGACGAGAGCGACAGTGCGAGTGGAAGTTATGACAGCGACGACGAGCAAATCATCGTAAAAATAAACGATTTCCCCATCCAGGCCATCCTCCTTGAAAAGTGCGTCAGCACGCTCGACCATATTATGATGACGGATGAATTGACAAAAGAAGAATGGGCCTCTATTCTATTCCAAGTCATAATGACGCTCGTTATCTATCAGAAAATGTTCGCGTTTACACATAACGACCTTCATACAAACAACGTGATGTTTATTGAAACCACCGAGGAGTTTATTTACTACATCTACGAAGGCCAGTATTACAAAGTTCCCACCTATGGTCGCATTTTCAAAATCATCGATTTCGGCCGCGCGATTTACAAGTTCCGCGGCGAACTCATCTGTAGCGACAGTTTCCACCCCAAAGGCGACGCCGCAACCCAATACAATTTCCCCCCCTTTTATAACCCGGAAAAACCCACAGTAGAACCCAATTTCAGTTTTGATTTATGCCGTCTCGCGTGTGCGCTGTTCGACTATTTTATCTACGACCTGCGTAAAGTGGAAAAACTGTGTAAATCCGACCCCATTATTAAACTGGTTGTAAAATGGGTGACGGATGACAAGGGGCGCAATGTGCTCTATAAATCCACCGGTGAAGAGCGGTATCCCGATTTTAAACTGTATAAGATGATTTCTCGTACGGTCCATAATCACGTTCCTTCTACTGAAATTCATAACCCATTATTTGATGGATATAAAATCACATATAAAAAATACAAGAAGCACGCAGCACTCTCCGCGAAGTTCTTGAAGGCGGGGCGAAACACGCATATTCTTATGAATGTAGATACATTGCCGGTGTATTATACTACAGTCTAGTCGCTGCTGCTGCCGCTGCGGAGATGATTTGCGAGAAACAGCTCTCGGTGAGCCGGAAGTCCATTCTTCGCGATGAACTCAATATTGCGCATCGTCCAACCCATGCTCGCACCAGAATGACCGACCTCCATCTGATACTGGACCAACGACACGATGTCGTCATCGCCGGCGCTGAACTGGAACCCGCGGCCTTCTGGTGGGCTGTATTCCGAGAGATATTTCCATACGTTTATTTCTTTGGACTTCACTTGTGGTAATTTACCCGCGCGGAGGATTGCGCGCATTCCGTCGCGAATCATATCTTCGGACCACTTGTCGTTGAAATACGAGAGGTCGCATTCATTTATCACGCTTTGAGTTTCAGGCCAATACACGGCGGCGGTCTCGGTGGTGGAGGCAGCGTGTTCCTCCATTTTGACGTCAGAAACAGGTTCTGGCGCAGGGACGAACGTCGGGGTGTCAGAGCCGGTGGCGGGCATTTTAAATATACGAATGAACCAGCGAATGAATGAATAAATCATATTCTTTCCTTTATATTCAATATAAACATAACCGAATCAATTTTATGTTTATAGTAAAAAATAGTATTAGTATTAGTATTAGTCTACATTGTCGGAGTTTACAGTTCGCAGCAACGTGTAAACTCGTTTTGCTCTTCAATAAATGCCTTGAACGACATATATGTAATCAGTTTATTACTACCACCGGCCATTTTTGTATAAAATAAATTAAAATCGGCCGTCGTATAAACCCAAATACCAAGCATATGTAATGATGCCGTAAAATTGTCGTGGCTAATAACGCCCGTGCCGGTTATATTCAACATCTGAAAAGACCGCCTTATCGCGGTTTGACCCGCGTATTTTGTCATTATTTTATCAACAAACACGCGGGTAAGTTCGTTTATACCGGAGTCATCCTTAATGAATTTGAAATCAATAAGTGTCGTTTCATATTTCGTATCATCGGTTATGTTCGGCTGGGTTGTTTTATGATATGTCGTCGTATAATGCTCGGGGCCTTTATATTCGTTTTCGCTTGTAATACCGGAATGTGAATGATTTGCCTTGACAGGTGAATAAACATGTGGGGCGGATTTCACGTGGAAGTCAGGACGCATTCGTAGTTTATCAGACGACGAACTTAATTTTTCATAGGCTTTCAAACTTATTTTACACATTATGAATATTGCTATATATGACTATTATTATTATTATTGCGGTTGTGTTTATTATGGTTTATACAGATGACGTTATGTTTCACACCCGCGCCGCCATCTTATCCAATACCACACCCGCGACGACACCCATCGTTAAGCTGCCCGACACAAACCCGACAATCGCGGTAATCATCGTGACTACCCATCGTCTGTCAAACGACTGTGGTTTGAATAAACTATCCCAGTCGCCGGTTTTGTATACAACCAGCAACATAACACCGACTACCGCCGCAATTGGAATTTCGTTGATGGCGCGACCAAAGAAGAGACATATGACAATAAAAAGCACGCTCGTTATCACGGATGAAAACTGGGTTTTCGCGCCATTTGCCAAATTCAGTTTACTTTGACCGACCAATACACACCCACCGAATCCGCCCGTTACACCCGTCGCCACATTTGCGATACCTTGGACGAGACTCTCGCGAAACGAATCGCCCTTTATACCCAGCGCACTTTCGGTATCCTTCACCATAATAAGCGACTCCAATAAACCGGTAAACGCCATCGCCGCCGAAAATGGCAGCATTTTCAGAAGACTGTCCGCGTCGTATTTGATTTTACTAACCGAATCCAATGAAATGATGGAAGGCAAGTCCGACTTTAATGCGCCGACGTCTTTCACGCGGTCGATATTGTAATATTGCGTAAAAATGTAAATAAACGCTGTAATTGCGAACATTGATACAAGACCGCCGGGGATATGGATATATTGGTCTTTACTATGCGTTATTGTAATGACGCCGAAGAACGCAATCAGCGTGCTTACAATGGTAAATAGGGTCGTATTCGCCATTTTAAGCCCGGACAACCATTTATGTTCCTTGTCTTTGAAATTATCCAGTTGATGGACTGCGATGAGCCCGGCCAACGCAATCAGAAACCCCGACATGATGTGTTTCGGCACATATGTGACATACTTATATAACCCGGTCATCGCCGCTAAAATCTGGATGAACCCGCCTGCGATGACGGTAGGGATGATGTATTCTTTCCCGAGTAATGTGGATACTCCGGCGATGGATGTGGCGACCGCCGCGGTTGAACCCGAAATCATCGTTGGCATACCGCCGAATAATGATGTGATGAGAGACATCACCATTGTATTTTGGATTCCTGTATTCGGGGACAACCCCATAATAAATGCGAATGCGATGGACTCTGGAATCAATAAGAGCGCAATCGTGAGGCCCGAGAGAAACTCATTGATGAGTAAGGTGGGCGATGCGGATATCACGGCGTTCATCGCTATAATATGTTCTGTAATGTTATATAAACACTAGATTATATACTATAATAGATAGAAGTAATGGACAACCAAGACGACCCTTGCGCCCGCGACACAATCACCATCGACGGGTCGACCTACGACATCACCGATTTCAAACATCCAGGCGGAAGTATCATCAATTACGTTAAAAATACAGCCGATGCGACCGAGGTGTTCCGCGAGTTTCATCATCGCTCGTCTGACCGGGTGAATAAAGTTCTTCAGTCATTGCCTATGTACCCGGAAAGTGCGCCGCCGCTTGTCGCACCCGAACACGCATTGACCGACCACCAAAAGGCAATGACCACCGATTTCCGAGAGATGCGCGAGAAGCTCGTCATTCAAGGCTTATTTGAGCCGGATTATATCCACGTTTATTTCCGTATGCTAGAACTCGCATTTTATTTCGGGATGGGGACGTGGCTTGCGTCCTATAATATGTATGCGTCTGTTCTCTCGTTCATCGCGTTCAAGACCCGCTGTGGTTGGGTCGAGCACGAATGTGGCCACGTGAGTTTTACAGGTAACAAGCGCGTTGACCGCGCCATCCAAACATTTACAATGGGATTTGGAGGTGGTCTAAGTTCATCCGTGTGGAATTCGATGCATCAACGTCACCACGCCGCCCCCCAGAAAATAAAGCACGATGTTGACCTGGATACGACACCGCTCGTGGCGTTTTTCAATCGCGCTTTTGAATCAAACACAAACGGCCCCAAGACCGCGATGTTTATGAGCAGGTGGTGGATGCGGCTTCAAGCGTGGACGTTTTTGCCCCTTGTAAACGGCATCTTCGTCCATTTGTTTTGGATGTATTATCTTCATCCGAAGAAGGTATTACATCGGTTATGTTCCGCAACGACGAGGGGAGAGCGTACATCCGCCGTGTTTGAAATGGTCTCTATGACAGCTTCGCAAATATCGTTGCCGCTTATTTTTTATACTGGCGGCGGCAGTGGCAGCGGCGGCCTCATCTGGTCGTATTTCCTCCTAATGGTCGTTAATTTCTGGAATTTTATCTACCTCTTCGGCCACTTCTCTCTCTCGCATTCCTTTACCGGCGTAGTCCCTGAAACCAAGCACCTTTTATGGTTTGAATACGCGTTGAATCACACCGTGAATATTTCTACACGGTCCGCGCTTGTTTCGTGGATGATGGGATATCTCAATTTTCAAATAGAGCATCACCTGTTTCCGTCAATGCCCCAATATAAGAACGCCCTTGTGGCGCCGTATGTTCGCGCGTTTTGCGAGAAATGGACGTCAGACCTGAAATATACCGAGCATTCGTATAAGGACGCGTGGCGCCTGATGTTATCCAACTTGAACCAGGTTGGAAAACACTATTATGAAAATGGCGTGTCGACGGCGGACGAACACGAACACGAACACGAAGATTAGAAGAATCAAAACCCGGGTGTATCCACAAATACAGCAGGCGCACCGCCGCCGCCACCGCCACTGCCACCGCCACCGCCGCCGCCGCTACCGATATTCTCGAATTGGTTTAATATAAATACTGCTACTACTGCGGAAATACAAACGACGATGGAATCGCGGATAAGCACCTTCAATGGTTTCTGGCTATCGTGTTCTACGAATCGCATCTCCATAAATTTAAGTACAAAATAAACGGCGGCGACGACAACCCCGATGACGAATAGTTTCGTAGAGTTGAACATTACAAATACGATACGATACGATACGATACGATACGATGTATATAGTTCTAAATAGAGGTATATACATACAATTTCAATTATTTATTCGGTATTATACGAATTGTATTAGGTTTGAAACGCCAACATTACCGGCGGATAACAAACATACATAACACCACCAGCGATTGCTAAAAACGCAAAGGAGAAAATGAAAATCAAAATGTCTATGAGGAAAATATTATCATACCATTTGCCAGGTTCTTCCTCTTCTTCGTCGGCCATATTATATATATGAATATGTATTATACAATATACAAGTGAATATTATTGTTATTATTATTGTCGTTATTATTGTCGTTATTATTGTTTTTGACAAGTTATACATAAATGCCAGCCTAATTTCGCCTCCAGCGCTTTAAATACGTTTTCGGGCATTTGTTCGAACCAATCCTCCTTGATATATTTATATTGCTTGTATTCAGGGATTTTGTATGGAAAAATATGTTCTTGTCGAATTTGGATGTTTCTAAATTGTGTAAACATCTTATAAATTTGGTCATTGGTATATGTAAATGCCACCGGGCAATTTGACTGTGCTTCATATTGGTCTAAACCACGGTCAATCATTATTTTCTTCCAGGAGTTTTCGGCGTAAACCATAATTTTAAGAGTGCCACCAGGTTTCAATAACCGTAAACAGTTGTCTATTATTTTTTGAGGGTCGGGTGAATGATGAATCACGCCAAATGAATAGACCATGTCAAACACGCCGCCATCGTCGCCCCCGCACACGGCAGCGGATAACTCGTCATAATTTTGGGCGTCTACATTGAAAAAATGGCCCTTCAATTGAAATAATTCAAACCGTTGTTTCGTAAGAAGGAGTGATGTATTCGACAACTCGATTCCAGTATATTCTGCGCCATTTCTAGCAAAATTTACTGCGTCCGTTCCTATGCCGCATCCAATTTCTAATACCCTTTTCCCGTTCCATTTTTGAAATTCGGCGAAACCCGGGATATGCGACTCCACGAAATACTTTCGATTCTCTACTTGTTCGAAATATTCGGATGTTCCAACTTCGCACGGCGAATGTCGTATATTACAGGGACGTTCGTTCCAATAATTTATAATTTGCTCCATTATAAATTGTTTATAGTGTTTGTGATTATATAAAAATACACGACGTAAACGTATTTTTATTCAGTGAATTATTACGCCAGTATTTCAATATCGTCTAATAATGGCGGTGCGTTGATATTCTGAGTATCATTTAATGTATGAATATCCAAGGTGTCCAGCTTTATATCCCCGCCAATATTCAGACGGCCATCGTCGTCGTCGTCGGCGTCGTCAGCGTCGTCTGTGTCGCGTGACATATATTCGTTCTTTCTCTCGCTCGAGTCCGTTTCAAATGTGCGGATTTGATTCTCTCCAAATGAAACGCCGCTGCCGCTGCCCTCCGCTGCGGCATCCATTAGACTCGACGCCGACGACGACGGCGGCGTATCGCTTCCATTCAATTCGCCCACAAAATCGAGTTGTCCGATACTGGCGGCGCTAACGTCCCCTGTGCCGCCCTCGCCACCGCCGCCCTCGCCGCCACCACCGCCGTCGCCACCGTCTTCACTTGAAACACGGTCGCGTTCGCGATGACGACGCCTGCGTGTAGACGAATGATGTGTGCGGCGCCTCGCCGAGAGGTCGGCGTCCTCCTCCGAGAGAATAGGCTCTTGTTTGATTACTTCCTCATTTTCCGTGACTTCTACGACATCCTCAATCGTTTCTTCTAAATACATCTTAATCAACTCTTCCACCGGAATATTATCGCGAATGGTGTTATAAATACACTCCTTCACGATGATTTCGAACTCGCGATTATTGCGCTGGGTATGAAGCGGTTGAATGCCCTTCTCGAAGATATAAACATTGGAATACAGCTTTCGCGCACTATTGACGTAAATCTTATGAATGAAATCCGAGAGTTGCGGGATTTTAATATCCACCTTCTTCTGCTTGGTGCCAACACGCATCACCGTCATACATTTCAAATGAATGATGTGGACACACGTAATCAAATCTTCTAAATATCCACAGGAACTGCGCTCCTTAATTCGCGAAGTCTCGTCCTTGATGATATTGGGGTTCCATTTGGGAACTCGCGAGAGAAGGTTCTGGAACGTCATCAGATATTTGTCTTGTTCTTTGGAACCCACGCATAGTTTTACGGCTTCATCAAAGATGGACCGAAACCCTTCTTGAATGAGGGGGGTTAAAATATTGACAAGACGAGACGCCCATTCGTTTTTTGATTCGTATAATGATGTCACGGAATAATCGTCCATTACGCTACGCTCGTTCTACATAAAAGAAATATTTTCTAAACTCATTTTACAACGAAATACAATAAAATGGAGAAAAAACAGCAGGAGAAGTTTCTCATTTCTAAATTCTTTCCGGACTTTGTCAAACATAATAAGGAGTTCGTATCGTCTAAGTTCTATCATTCCTGGATACAAGTGGACGAACTCAATGACATCCAACGCACAGTAGCCTTGTTCGTATAATAATACAGACAAATCCAGTATTTTTATGTATTCTTCGCGGGTAGGACCGGCCGTCACCGCACCCGCGCCCGAGAGAAAACTCGGATGAACTTGAATCAGCGACTGTAATGTATGTGGTTCTCTCGCTTTAATAATTTTATACGTATCACACGCTTGGTCGGCAAAGTACGTGTGTAAGTTCACGGCAGGTCCTGTGTCTGGGTCGCCAGTGGACCCACAGAATACCGGTGGCGGGATATAAATATCACAGAATCGCGAGAGAATCGGTTTCAGGAGACTGTCCTTGTTTTCGACTACAATAAAAAACCGTGTAGATGAACTGAATAATTCAATACACCGACGCAGTGCGGATTGCGCGTCAATCGTGAGTTTGTCCGCATTCGTGAGAATCACGGATTTGAAAATCGCGCCATCTTTCAAGTCAATATTCGTCTTCGCGAAAAACTTCAATTCCTCGCGGATGAAGCGTATGCCCTTTCCGTGCGCACAATTCGCGCGCATAACATAGTTTTTCATCGCGGTTTTATCACCGCCGTATACTTGGTGAATAAACCGGTTCAGAATATACGTTTTTCCAGAGCCGTTAGGTCCATAAAAAATAATGTTTGGGATTTTCCGGTTCTTGATGAATACATCCAATTTGTTATGGATGTTTTGATGGATTCCTTCTAATTGACTTGTCATTATTATCTTGTTATTATAATGACAAAATGGTTTTACATCCTTTTATGATTCGCCGCGTGGTCACTGCCGCATTCACTGCCGCGTTCACTGCCGCGTTCACTGTCGTTCACTGTCGTTCACTGCCGCATTCACTGCCGCGTTCACTGCCGCGTTCACTGTCGTTCACTGCCGTTCACTGCCGCGTTCACTGCCGTTCACTGTCGTTCACTGCCGCGTTCACTGCCGCGTTCACTGTCGTTCACTGCCGCGTTCACTGTCGTTCACAAATTAATACTTTGTTCGTATGGCATAACCTTTGACGGTTTACTACCGCCCGCAGCACCGCCCGCAGCACCGCCCGCAGCACCGCCACCCGCGCTCCCGCTCGCTTGGCCATCCGTATAATAATAGTTCGTGGTGTAATAATAGTTCATCGGTTTGGACGCGCCATAAAACGGCGACTCTTCTTCATACCCTTGCCCATTATACATTCCGAGATAAGCCGTAGCCGCAGGCGACCCATCCTCATAATAATACGCATTGTGTTTCGCGGTGCGTTTATTTCCGGCGGGGTCATTTGGGTCAATCCAGTTTCCAATCCCGCGGATGATATTGCCGGTAGCGTCGCGGATGGACCCGAAGAGCCCGGGTGCGCCGCCGTCAGGTCCACCGCTTCCAGGTTTCTGTCCGTATCCCTTGAAATTCCGCGTAATCCCACGCTTGTAAATGTCATCTTCACTCAACGCGGAAGAGCTCGTATCGCGCGCGATGTCGTCGTATTGCGAACGGGTGGTCGCCAGCAGATTCTTTTCAATCTGGGTGCCATCGGGTAAATACGTCGCCCAGCGCGTCACTTTCAGGCAGTCCGCGTCAATACGGCACGAATCCGACCCGGTCTGGCCTGGATTGTTACACTTCCACGGGCATTTACGCATAAGGAGTATATTATTGCCTTCCGCCGATTTTACAATGTTGCCGCTCACGTCCATCCGATAGACATTCTGGCAGTTGCCTTCATTGCTGGACAATGTGGACGGTTCGGTACATTTACGCACGTGTCCATCATCGCCGTAACGCCAGTTTGCGCCGTCATACCACGAATCGGGGTGACTCGCGATGAGACGGTTTCTGCGCGCAACTGCGACATCATATTTCAGTTGCGCGTCGGTCTTCGCCTGCGGGGTCGTAGCAGAACGCAGCGCCTTATACGCCGATTCATACTCCTTCTGTGCCTCAACTGCCCAGTTCATCTGGCGTTTCACATCGGAAATAAGGACATTCGCAGCGGCGCTGGTGACATATGTCGTCCCGTCACTCGCGGTGACAGAGGATGAAGGCGTGCCGGTGGATACGGTTGTGGCAGCCCGCGCCTCAATTGCCGGGAGAATATATTCACCTTGGTCCAGAACACCGCCATCCACTGTAAACGCATTATTAAGCGACGCGCCTGTTTTATAGGTGCGGATTTTCGCAGCGGTCGTGCTCGTTTTCGCCGCAGGAGTTTGAAGCCCGGCGATGGTTAATTTCACAGGGATATTGTTTGGAACTGCCCCCCCTAATGTAAACGCAACCACGTTCTGACCGCCGCCGTAGGTATTTACATCGGATGTAATAACGCCGGCGCTTGAAATGGTTGACAGTGTATCTTGAAGACTCGTGCTCGAATTCGTCCATACAAACGAGATACCCAAGTCAATATTCGCCGTGCGTGTTACATAAGGGACTTGGACGAGGAAAATATCCCCCGACACCAGAGCATTTGTAAGCATCATTGTCATAGAAAATGACGTTGCTGTGCCGGTATAATTTGGCGATAATTGCGGACTTTCGGTCGTTATTTTACGGCACGGCAGTAATGTTGCCAAGCCACCATAGGTCGTATCATTGAAAATACGCAATTGTTTCGCGGTGTCGGATGCGGGTGACAAATTCACGAGGACGAGGGTCGGGCTTGCGGTCTCCGCGTTGCTTGCGAGAGATACATTCGCTAATCCGACCCCAGGTGCCGTACTCGTTCCCGGTGTGATTTCATTATTAACCCACTTCAGTCCAGAGATTTCCAGCGCGTATTTACCGGGTGCCATCGGATTTGCGGTTTGAATCGTATAGGTAATCACACAATACCCGGCATCGGCAACCTCGGCCGCACCCGACGCGCCAGCCACCGGAACTGTCACTACCAAACCGCGACCATCCGCCGCGGTATCCAAATCCGTCGCAGTCCCAGCCGATGTTCCAACCGTCGCTGGCAATGGCCCGGTATACGCACGCATCGTCGCCTTCAATCCCGACGCACTTGTATTCTGGATATAATACGTAGGAACTTTAATCGTCACGATTTTCGCAGGGGTTGTTCCCGATACACCGCGCAGCTCCGCAGTTGTCGTGAAAAGAAACCGGAATGTAGTTTCGGAATTCTTCACATAAGAGCATTGATTGACGATAAGGGTTCCATCCGAACGCGAACCAGTGGTAACGGCCGGGGCGTGCGAACTTTGTGTGCGGACTTCCCCTTGATACCGAACGTGGTCGGTCATTGCGAGCCCTTCAATCACCCCCGTCCCATATCCCTCCGACGGTGCTATCCACGACCCAAACCCGCCATTTCGGTAGGTTCGCGATATCCATACACTCACTAATAATACTAAAATAAGCACGAATATTACTGTGTATTTATCCTGGAATAACTCCGAGAATTTCATTTGAATACTAATCTATATTGTTATAAAAATAACTATCGTGTATATTGCTTATATTATATACGATAAAATAATCTCTCGGGCTCCGAACCCCCGTGCCCATGTGTCTAATACGTCTGTAAGCTATGTGTATACGGATTCTGTCTAAATGCGTTCAATATATCCGGCTGGATTCTCTCGTTCAGTTTGCTTTCATCGTATCCCTGGGGCATCGTCATCTTACCATAAATATCAATACTCGGAATAGACGACGGCGCATTCGTCGCAATCATCGTGCGGTTATTTGCGCGGTCGGCATCCAGTCGGTCAATCTGAACATTAGTATTCGAATTAAACAGCGACATTGCGCCGTGATTGGTTATATTTTTGTAAGTCTTGTTTACATTATTGCGCTGATTATACGCAGCGTTGTAGAGGCCATTCCCCATTCGGGTCGCGGTTCCACCTGCGCCTCCTAAATAGTCGGTGCTGGTCGTCGCGCGTTCCGTTTCTTCTGGCGTGTTTTGAGAGATTAAATAACCAGCAGCAGCCTGACGCTCCACATTCAAGTGGTCATATCCTACCAGACCCACTGTCGTCTCTTTAATCGTGGTAGGTGCGCGGTCGGCGGGATTAAATGTCGCGGTGACTGCGGCGGGAACCGGCATCCTCGCATTCTCGTAAAGGCGCGCATTACCGACCACATTCTCCTTACGAGACGGTTTGAGGACATCCATCAGAGGCGCGATAACGGCCTTGAGAGCACCGTGGATACCGCCCATCTCGTTGGGACGCACAGTCGTCCTATTATTATGTGTAAATTTATAGCTCGTCCTGCCAAAATCGGCCTCGGTCGCGGTATTCTTCTCCGCAGCATAGGGGTTGATGACAGGTTTTCCGTCATAGACTTCACGCCGTGTATCCTCAAAATTCTTCGGCGCATACATGGCACCTCCGCCATCCGCCGGAGCAGTCGCACCGAAATACTCGCTCGTCGTCGTCTGGCGATTACTCTCGCGGTCCATCTCAATCGCGCGCTGGGTTTCGCCCTTCTCTGCGCCGGTCGTCGTAAACCACCGGTCGGGCGTATTCACGAAGAATGTGTCCGGCAGGTGTTTCTCCATTCGCCCTAAAGTGGCCGTGGTCGGCGCGGTTTGGATATAATGTGCGGCGGGGCCCTGGTGCCCTTCGAGAGAATACGAAAGCTTTGGATTCGTCTTCACGCGCATTTCATCCACCCCGCGGTCAATCCATTTCTCTCGCGCATCCATTCCGGAATTGAATCCGAGCGTTCCTTGCGAACCATATCCTTGGTCCAACCCCGGGCCGACGCGCACCTCTTCCCACGGCTTTACATTGGCGATTTTCATACTAGGGTTTACACGTGACTGGTAGAAATCGTTCTGGTTTGGCATACCATTGGGAAGATGAAGATTATCCAGCGGGCGGAAAAGAGGCGCCTGCTCGGTCTTGGAGAAGAACTGCGAACCACCGCCAATCTTATTATCGAGCACGTTTTCGTGCATATTCGCGCCGGTCGTCGTCCCGCGGATTTTCGCGCCATAATACGGCTCCATATTGTTATGTGTAAATGTCCTCGGGTCTATCTTTGACCCCATCAGTGACGTAAATCCATCCTTACTGTAATTATCGCCGAATTGTGTATCTAAACTTTCGCCGTAGGGGGTCGTAGAGGCCGCGGCCGACGTCGGTCCCGTAGTAATGATACTATTTTTATCGTTTGATGAATCGCGCCCTCTCTCCGCAATTCCGCGCAGGATGCCTACACCACCGACACCCCCGGCGACACCGGCCGACATTTTATCAAAATCCACCCCCCTGGCATAATACCGGTCGGTTGCTGTGTTTGGATTCTTGTAATCATTTACATTGGAACCAGTATTCGGGCGAATGACCGGATAATTCGTAGTCGGAATGTTTGTGTTGGGTAGATACCGTGCCTCGTGCTTGCCCGCATTGCGGTATCCTTCGCGTGCGCCGTTGCCATTGCTATTGCTATTGCGATTCGATGCGATATATGCCGCACCAAGACTTCCTAGAATTAATGCGATTTCGGCCATTTTATATTACGGTATTATATCTATCTATATTATTCCGCGACATATAAATATTCCGCTTCATTATGAAAACAGTGCGGTTGTTCCGCTAAACTGACGGAGGTCGCCAACATTCTGGATGCCGTCGTCGCTGCCCGCGTTGCCTAAACCGCGTTCATTGTCGCGTCGCCCACCCACCATTCCTTCCAGGGCCGGGTTTGTATTCGTAGGATGGACTGTAAAATAAGTATCATCTGCGATTCCAGGAACCGTCGTCTGCGGAACAAACCGGTCTTTTTCAATCATACGTGTATTCAGGTTATTATGAAAAGGAATAAATACATTCTCCTGTGGGTCAAAGTGAAGCATCTTCCAGTTGTCCTGCTCTACATCGCGCAACATCCACGCGGGGTGGGTAGCGCGGGTCTGTTCAACGGAACTACCGCCCTTCATCGGGCACCGAATCATCTCGTTTGTGCGTGTTGCGACCGACGCGCGGTCGTCGTGGTGGTAATTATCTACCGAATCTCGGTTCAGTTTGCGCGATAAGCCAAACAATTCTGCCTCAATATCAACCGAATTCGTCATAATATTGCCGGCCCAACCTTGTGCGCGGATATATGGGTCTTCCATATAAAGCGGCTTATCACCGGGACCGGGTGCGTTCAGATGATATCGCCCTACATCGGTAGATTGCTGAAGTTGTTTTTTGATGCGGTCGGGGTCGTCGCGGAATCGTGTAAATGACATCGGAATACGGAATACGGAATACGGAGTATGGAATACGGAGTACGGAATACGGAGTACGGAATACGAATTGCTATTATATCGTGGTAAAATAAAACAGACCTAAAAACAATGATATAATAATGTTATCCGCGTATTATTATTGTTATTATTGTCCACGATGTTAATCACCGAAGTGTCTGATGATACCATCGTAATACCACCACGCAATCCGTCTAAATCTTATACCATTTGCTTGAATATGATTGTAAAAAACGAGTCGCATATAATAACACAAACGCTGACAAACCTGTGTAGATACGTGGATTTTGATGCGTATTATATCTCGGATACAGGTTCGACCGACAACACAATGGACCTCATTCGCGCATTTTTCAAGGAGCGAGGTATCCCCGGACACATCGAGCAAGTAGAATGGCGTGATTTCGGCTTCAATCGCACATTGGCGCTTCAAATGGCGTTTAATAAAACCGATTATCTCTTTATATTTGATGCGGATGACAGTATACACGGTGATTTTCGTATGCCAGGCGTTCTAACCCATGACGCGTATCAACTGAAGCTCGGACAGTCCTTTGTGTATCTGCGAACACTCATCGTGAATAACCGAAAACGGTGGCGGTTTGTTGGCGTGCTTCACGAGTATATTGCGTGCGTGGATAAAGAGGAAAGTTCGTGTGCGATTCAAGGTGAATATCACGTGGATTCTGGGCGAAGTGGAAGCCGCAATAAAGACCCGAATAAGTATATCAAGGATGCTGCGGTTCTAGAGCGCGGATTTTATGAAGAAGGCGGTGGCGGTGGCGGTGGTGGTGGCGGTGGCGGTGGCGGTGGTGGCGGCGGTGGCGGCGACCGCGGACTCGCCGAGAGATACGCATTTTACTGCGCACAAAGCTGGATGGACGCCGGCGTCGCATATATTGACAAAGCGATTGAATGGTATCTCCGTGTTCTCACCCAAAATAACTGGACACAAGAAAAATATTACAGTGCGCTTTGTCTCGGAGATTTGTATATCAAGAAGGGCGATAAATACAATTCAATCAAATATTACAGTAAAACAATGGAATATGACGAAGAACGCATTGAGGGTGTCGCGTCTCTAATGGAATTCCTGCGCGCGGACGGACTTCATATTATGGTAAATGCGTTATACCACAAATACAAAGGCTACAATAAATTCCCGCAAAATAAACTGTTCCTGGCGACGGATAAATACCACGATATCATAGAATACAATAATTCTATATCTGCGTTTTATATTTCAGACAAGCGAAGCGGATATGAATGTTGTAAAACCATCCTCCGGCACAATATTATGGCATATCATTTCTTGTCGTCTACGTATAGCAATCTCGTATTTTATCGCCAATTTTTTGAAGAAGATACATTTCCGGAAATTCTGCGTCTATTTTACACGGTAGACCACTACTTGGCCGTCGTCGCATCAAAAAATGACAGTTATAGTGATGATGATATTGAAACATGGAACCGACTTTTCGCGAAAGTGAGGGATGCCTTGGTGGCGCCGTGCGAACTCTTGAAAATAACCGGCACTGACGGCGCGGGTGGCGCGGCGGGTGGCGAGGCGCGCGAGTTTCATTTATCGCGCCCGATTCATACGTTGCCTTATCTGGATAAAAATATACCAGCACAGGACCCGTCCTTGATTATTGTCAATCGCAATCTTCGCACCACCCCTCGCGTCATTATCACATTTACCACGTGTAAGCGATTTGACCTGTTTCAACAAACCGTGAATTCTATATTGAATATGTGGACGGACATCAATATGATTGACTACTGGTATTGCGTGGATGATAATTCTAGCGAAGAAGACCGCGCGAAGATGCGGGGCGCGTATCCCTGGATGGATTATTATATGAAATCTCCTGAAGAGAAGGGGCATCGCGCGAGTATGAAAATCATTTGGAATAAACTCGACGAATTGCGCCCGGAATATTGGATTCATATGGAGGACGATTTCCTCTTTCATACCCCGGGAAGTTATATCAATAAGGCCACGCAAATGATGACGGATGCGCGGAATGCGGGGCATAATGTGCGCCAAATTTTATACAACCGAAATTACGGCGAGACGGTGCGGGATTACAAGATACAAGGTCATAAAATAGTGCGACGTGTCGCGCACGAAATCGCGCTTCACCAATATAAGGTCGGTGGCGACGGCGAGTTTGATTACGGAAATTGCCATTACTGGCCGCATTACAGTTTTCGTCCATCATTGATTGATGTCTCCGCGATTCTGGCTGTAGGAAATTATGATACGCCAAACCAGTTTTTCGAAATGGATTATGCGAACCAGTGGATGAAGCACGGATTCTTGTCCGGGTTTTACAATCACATAACGAATCGGCATATTGGCCGACTTACCTCTGAAAGAAATGACCGGACGCAGCCCAACGCGTATGAACTAAACAATGAGAGTCAATTCGTGGCGCCGACGACCCCCGATGCGACCGTGGCGGCGACGACCGTGGCGACCCCCGATGCGACCGCGGCGAAGAAACGATACTATTCCACGATTCCATTTGATGACGGGTTTGGTGCACAGTTTCAACGATTCATATGGACGTGTATTTATGCGGAAGAGTGCGAAGAGTCTATTTTTGTATACAGAACACCCGATAAGATGGCGCATAATTATAATGACGACCCGGATTTCATAACAAAACTGGAAACATTAATGAATATGAAGCCGCACTATATGAATTATTCGGATGTCGTCGCGCAAAACGCGGAACACGAACGCGCGGGCCGTCGCGAAGAAATCGTCAATATATTAACCCCTGACTTTTACGATATATTCAACTACATCGAGAGAAATATGGATAGGTGTATGAAAAGCAAGAGTATGGCGCGCATCAAGGAGCTTTATTGGCGAAATAAAGACCGTGCGCGCGAACGGGCGCGAGTCTATCGCATCGACTCCACATCAAGCGGCTATACTCACCATCACCATCTAGCCGTCCCTACGACCCCCTCGGGCGGCTATACTCACCATCTAGCCGTCCCTACGACCCCCTCGGGCGGCTATACTCACCATCTAGCCATCCCTACGACCCCCTCGGGCGGCTATACTCACCATCTAGCCATCCACATTCGCCGCCCCAATTGCGATGATACCCGCCCCAACAGCGGAGAAGAATATACCAATCAGTATTATATCAAGTCCCTAATGACGATACGAGAGACATACATGAAAGACAACGCAGATATCCGGATCCAGTATCACATTTATTCGCAGGGTAACGAGGATAAATTCGCGGACTTTATCGGACACGATATTATTGGTAGAGATGTAATGCTTCATTTAAATGATTCCAATGAAGAAACATACTTAGGGATGACACTGGCGGATATACTCGTAACGTCTGCGAGTTCATATAGTTATAGCGCCGCATTCTTCTGTGACGGCGATATTTATTATACGAAATTCTGGCACAAGCCGTGCTCCTGGTGGAAACCATTGGCGCAGTAGTCCGAGTCGCGGTCGCGTGTGTCGTTTTTTATTCTAATGTAACAGTAACAGTAGCAGTAACAGTAACAGTAACGACACGAAGTCAATGGACGACGGTGACGTATATGGTGACTCGGATTTTTTAGCCCAGCGCGATAATACCGTTCACGATTTTCGAGAGAGCGAGAAACATACGAAACGCAAAATAATAGAAAAAATGCTTACTCTGCGGCACAATATGAAATATAACAAACATTTACTGTCGGTGTATATGCGGGCCAAGGGGCTGTTTGATACAATGGTAGATGAACATCGTTCGCAGTTGGAGTATTTAGATGAAATATACCGACACTTGAATAATCTTATTCGCGAAAATCTCTCGGCGCAGCGGAATAATCGGGCTGATGCCCGGTCAAAACTGATGATGACCGAACTCGTGAAGGATAAG